ATGCACGCGCATCGCGTTGGTGGTACGAGTATCTAAAGGATAAGGAAGATAGAGCTGCGGCGTATAAGGATCGCTGGCTACAGTAGAGGTTTTCCCTTCTTAGGCTTCTTTTTCTTTTCCTTGTCGCGCTCGCTCTTTGCTAATTTTTCCTCGCGTTGAATAAGATATGCATCAACCGCATTTGCGCTTGTTCGTGAGCGCCAGGTAAAGTCACAAGCCTCACATTGAACAAGACGCATTGTTGCCCAACGCCCTCCGCCTGGAACGTCTAAAACTAATGTCTTAAGTTTATTTGGTCGTGCATTACAAAATGGACACTGCGGAAAACGTTGACGTCGAGATTCCTGCCCGTTCCATGATACGGAAAGTGTGCGACGAATTTCTCCTTCGTCCTTTCCTCCCCAGATACCCCAGATCTGCTTATGCTCTAACGCCCACTTTAAGCATTCTTTTCTTACAGGACATGAGAAGCAAAGATTCTTTGCTTGATATTTTTCTGCAGGCTCAGATGAAAAGAAGAAGTCCTTAAACTCGTCGTTTACCTGTTGCCCACATGCAGAATCTTTTTGCCAGCCTAAGTCTAACGATCCGCTCATTCTGCGACTACCTCAACCCATGTAACAGGAGTTAGGTTGTCTACACCGTCGCCTTCGCGTGTTTCGCCATCTTCATCACATGCTGTTAACTCGTTGTCGCCATCTACTTCTCCCGCATAGCCATAGTTAATCAATGAAGAATCAAGATACTTAAATCCGTTGCCTAATGACACGGATACACCGTCACGCTGGAGGGCAGATGCCAATGCGCGACGAATAAGCTCGTTCTCTAGATCTACATGATCCTCTGTGAAGAAGGTAACCGAATAGTCGTGAAGAGGCTCGTAGCCTTCACCCGTCCATTCCTTCCACAAAAGCTCACCTATACGTGAGTCTTTCACAATTCCCCTTAGCGTGCTGTCGTTAAGGGAATATTACACTACAAGGTAGATGTTTGCGCGGATAAACGCAGATTATTTTTAAGTAATAAATTACCTCAGGATAGGTATGAAAGTGTCTCTAAGAGTCACTGAGCAATGCCTACATATTGTTGTAGGTGCCTAGTTGCAGGACACCGTTGACGTCAGGCCATAGATATTGATAATACTCAGGGCGATAACCTTTATCCTCTGGCCAGCCAAACTGTGAGTACCACTCGTAGTCCTTACGCAGTAGCGCAACCCTGTGGGTAGATGCGATTTGCTCGTATGTGTCTTTATCCTTAAACCAGTAAGGGAATGTTAGCTCGTCGCTGATGCGATCTAGCTCAAGCGCGCGAGTTAATGTTCCTTGAATCTTAGGAATCATCGTAGATTTGTAACCGCGCTTAAGCCACTCGTCACACATTGTAGTTGCGTATAAGGCTAGGGCTTTTTCGTGGCCTTCCCACATCTTCGCCGCAGGGTGATTGCGCCAGCCTTTAGGGTCACGGTGCTCGCCTTGTGGATTTAGCGAGGTAAGGACAAGCATAAGCTGCCATGCCTCAAGTACCTGTTTGTTAAGGCGCTTGTTATCTAGCTCCTGAGCAATACGCTCAAAGGAGTCAGTTTGTGGTACAAATGTTTGCATGTATTCGTCCGTTCGTCATTGTGTAAATTATAACAGGAACTATAGCTCGTCGGGCTTAGGCTCCTCCTGTGCCGGTTCTTCCTCAAGTTCTTCCTCTAAGTCTAGCCCATCAAGTTCACTGGATGAGACATATATTCCAACAACGGTTAGACGGCCACATATGTAGCAATCGCCAACTGCACCAGGGGATAGCTCGATGGGTATGGTGACGTTAATAAGACGGGTAATGATGTTGCCGTTGATATCAACGCTGTCAGCTTCCCACAAACTGTTTTCTTCAATCCAACAGCGCTCGCAGACTGGCACGGGATCACTATCATACGTGCGCAGATTTCTCATTAACTAGCAGTCTCCATAGGGCTACTGTACCACTTTTTCTTAGCGTAGTGTCTAGAGAATCCCTTATCTGCGTCGATAAGATATTCACGATCTCCGATTAACTCTGCGTCTGGTCCTTGTGGATTCCCATCAAGTGAATCCTTAACAGCATTTCCAAGCCAGTTGGCAGCCTGCACTGGAACAGCCTTTCCCCATACAGCCGCAAGAAGTGAGTAGTCGCGTGCAGCTTCAATATTCCAATCATCAGGAAGTCCCTGCATACGAGCAGATTCTCGATGTGTAATAAGTCGTGGCTGCGTCGGGTGAACAACGTGATCTAGCGCGGAGCCAGTCAATACGTTACACCAGTGATCTTCTTTCCAACGATACGGCTGTGAAAACCCTAGCTTAAAGTTATTACGAATAACGCGAGGAGAAATGTCAATCCATTTTTGCGGAAACTTACCGTCGTTTAAGTCTACCGCTTTCTTTAGCGCTTGCCCAGTGTCGCCATTTCCTTCCCAGCCGTCATTTCCGATGATACTAAAGATCTCTTCAATGCGCTGCGCATGAATATTTGTTTTACCGATGTGACCGTCAACCATTCCGTCCTTTGTGCGTAGATGCTTAACCCACTTAGAAGGAGCAGGCGCGGTGTACTTTTGCTTGTTCCATGTCTGAGGCATCTCCGCAAGATCACCGATGATGTCCATAATGCGTGGAAGTTCTTTTGGCTCGGTAATCGGAGTTGAAAACTTAAGCCCTGATTCAACTGCTACCCAGAAGTAGCGAGGACGATACGAAAATCCACCAACCTGTAGGTTGTTTTCTTTAACGTGGTATAGGTCATACTTTTTACCTGAGATCTGTTCAACCATGTCGCGATACTTAACCATTACATCGCGTCCCTGTGTATACGCCTGTTGAACACACTCAAAAACAATAGCGCGTGGTTTCACTCGTCCTGCGTATTTCATAAAGGCTACGGTGTGCTCGTGCGCCTTAGAGTCAGGTCCACGATTTGCTGGGCCAGACCATACGGACCAACCAGAGCAGGGAGGACAGCCCATAACTATGTCTGCTTTTTGCACGCGCCATTCGTTAGGATCATCTGAAAATTCTGCTGTCCAGTCATCTCCAAGAAGATGACGGTTGTTATCTGCGACAGCATTTCCAAAGTTTAATGTTCCAGTGCGTTGAATCATCTTCATGTCATTTTGCACAAAGCCGAGACTCATGAACGCGGCAAGGCCGTTGCAGTCAATAAAGGTATGTTGTGACAAGGCTTAGCCCTTCGTAGTTCCTAGGGTAGGACCTTATACCGACATCTTACTTACCGCGCGTTATTTACGCAGAAAGATTAGCGTTCTTTTCTAGCTCCAACATACCTACCTCATACCCGCAACCCGCGTATCCCGCGATGTCAATCCAAGTGTCTCCCTGGAACCCAGACTTGTTTGCGTAGCGTGCAACCTTTAACCCGACCATCATCATTGCAACGTCTTCGGTAGATATATCGACTTCAAGAATCATTGACCATACCTTCGATATACGTGCAAAGTTTTCCTCAGGTCTTCCGTATTGCGCGTCCCTATCACCTGCAATTATTTTTGCGGCCTCGCGTAAAGCCTCAACACGATACTGAACTACTGCATCATTTTCTGTCATTTGTCTTCTACCTTCGTGCGAATAGTGATGATCCCTGTAAGTATGTTGCCGTCATCAAGTTTATCCTTGATCTGCAACTCTGAGTCCGTAGGCAAGGTTGCGCTTTCGTCACCGCAAAAATCTTGCCAACGCTTCTTAGCACCTTCCATAATCTCAGTTAAGGTAGATCCTGTAATGTAGAACTCAACTGTAGATCTCATTATTGAACTTTCTTCTGAAGTTGATAAGGCGCGTAGTGTGAGCCATCAAGTACAGGCTGCTTGTCGTCATTAGACTTAAAGATAATATCGCCATAGCGAATTCCAACAACCTTACCTCTGCGTCCGTTATGCATCGCACCAGTAGATCCTTGATATGCGTCAAGTTTTACGCGTACCTGATCTCCAACAGTAATCGCTCCTGGTTGTGCGTCAACCCATATCTCATTAGCAACCTCTGGTGTTATAGCGTAGCCAAGTGCAAGTTGGTTAAATAGCGCTAATACCTCTTTTTGCTGAGGATTAGATAACTTCAAAGGTTCCCACGCGGAAAGAAGTTTTAGTAGTGCATTTCCAACTCCTACCTTAACCTTTGCCTCCTGCATTTGTTCTTTAATCCACTCTTTGTTAATCTCAGGCACTGTAATCTACCTCCTTAGGCAAACATTTAGCACACATATCCGGGCTTGCGCCGCGGCCGACGTCATCAATTGCGCGCTGACATAGAGTACACTTTACTCCTACGTCCTTAACCTTGTACCCATTAAGCTGGCGTTCCTTGTTGCGTTCCATCTTTTCAAGATAGAACTTATCGAGCATCTCGTCAGTTCCGCCCGCCGCAACGATGATATTTGCGACAAAGTGCAAGACGTCAACAGCCTCCTTGATGATCTCTTCACGATCTGCGTATGGAGCATCATGTTGCCAAGGCTTCCACGATATTGCCTGACGCATCTCTGCAAGTTCGTCATCGATGGCGAGCATGTTCCAACGCATATACTCAACTAGACGACGAATATTTTGAGGCTTATCGCCTTCCATTTCTTCATAGTTAATAAAGTACACATCTTTTTGTAGATCACGTGTACGTCTTAACCAGTTATTGAACAAGATAGACATTGGTTTGCTCTTTTCTCGTAAATAAACCTAACGCCTGTGTTAGGTTTATGGTTGCTTCTCTTCGTGTAGGAATGCTCGCTAGATACGTCTTACGTTGTTCTAGTGCAAGCGTAGTACGCTCCTCCTGGGACATACTTTCAATACTTGAGGCAAGATGCGTCCAGGAAGACCCAAGAATACTACTTTCTTTCCAGTCTGTAGCGATTGCAGTTAATGCGTTCATGCATTGAGCGTATCTATAACTCCACCACGTGCTTGAAGAATACGGTGGAATAAGAGCGCCTATGCTAGCTGCAATTTGTACATCAACCTGCGCGTCGCTCCATGACTTGTTCCACTTCATAGGGACAGTAGGATTTGACAATGTAGCCGTAGTTGTTTTAACCCATCGCGTAGAGTAATTTTCCACTGCCCACTTATCACGACGCTCTGTCTCAATCATGTCCTGT